ATGTATTATAGTTGGTTTAATATTACTTCTGCATTATTAAATAACAGATTTACTTTTAACTGGATTAACGCTAATAACACTAACAACTATACAACTTATACTATTACTGTTCCTGATGGTCTTTATGAAATTGCTTCACTTAACGCATTTTTACAATTTGTTTTTATTAATGCTCCCAGTTTATCTTCTTCTATTATTAGCCCTGTTCCTCCTGCTCCTTTTTATTATGTAAATAGCAGTGGTGACAATGTTTATTATGCGGAATTTGTAGTGAATCCAACTGCTTATGCTATTCAGTTAAATACTTACAATACTCCTATTTTTGGTGCTTTACCTGCTGGTTGGACGAATCCAGGTGGAACTTTTTTACCTACGCAAAGTTTTAACCCTGTAATTACTACTCCTGCAAGTTTTAATGCTATTATAGGATTTGCGACGACTTTTAGTTCAGACCAGAATCAAAACAATGGTGGTGCTAATCCTGGAACAGCAACTGCTTATAAGATTGGTTCTACCTATAGTTATTTATCAACAATTACACCTCAAGTTCAACCTAACCCAGCATTACTAGTTTCTATTTCTGGTATTGACAACGCTTACGCTAGTCCAAGTTCTATTATTTATAGTTTAGCACCTGCGGTTGCTATTGGCGAATTGATAGTGGAAAAGCCACCTGAGTTTAATTTCAATACATTATTGAAAGGAACTTATAATGAATTAAGGCTACAATTTTTAGGAGCAAATTTACAGCCAGTTACTATTAGAGACCCCAACATGACAATTTTGTTAGTAATTAAGGATAAAAAAGAAATATAATATAAATGTATAATATATGAATCACGATTTTACTGAGCAGTATTTAGTCAGGTTATATGATGATTGTGTTAAGGAGCAACAGAGGCTTTTAACTGATATGAAGAATTTAAACGATGAGAGTATGACAAAAGAGTCAGATATTCAAAAACAGTTGCAACTAGTTACTTCTTTAATGACGACTACTATTAAATTAAAGAACTTGAAAAAGAAGATACAGGCGAAGTTGTCAGGAAATTAATATTATAATAATTTAATTAGATTTTTATATTAGTATAATATAATGACGAAAGTTACTATTGTGAGACCCCATACTATGTTAGGACGCACATGCGGATGCAAAGTGGCTGGAAAAGGAATGGGTTCAGTATTGTTGCATGGTTCTGCAGGTGTAGCTGGAACATATACGAGTGCTGCTCCTAGTCCTGGAAATTTAGGACAATCTGTTGGTTCAGGTTTAGGAAAAACGATTTCAGCGAAATTGGATAAATTAAAAGTCGTGTCAAAAAAGAAACCAGAAAATATTAAGTTTAGCATTTAATCAAAAACTTATAAAAATAAGTTTATTTATAATTTTTTATCTTTGAATTATATATAAATGTCAGGTGATAGTCTTGTCTATGATATGGCTTCTGCCAGTGAAGGTTCTGCCTCAATTTTCGTCAAAAAAGATTGGCTCAACATCTTAGATAATCAGAACGGAAATTATCGTGGTAACCAGTCTGTAATTGATACATCTCAACTTGCTAATAGCAATAAGTATATGAATTATCGTGAGGCATACCTTGCTGTGCCTATGGTCCTCACCCTTACTGGAACTGCTTTACCTGCTCCTGCAACTACTGCTACTTCTATGGACTATGCGGTTGGTCTTAAAAACTGGTTCGGTTCTATTGTGCATTCTTTTACGCTCGATATTGGAGGCACTACAGTAATTCAACAGACACCATTCTGTGGTCTCTGGAATAGTTTTAAATTGATGACTTCTCTTTCTTGGAATGATGTAGCCACCTCTGGTGCTTCTCTTGGTTTTTACCCTGATAATCCTCTTTCAGTTAGTTTCAGTGCTGCTGCTACTACTGAAGGTCAAGGAACTTCTAATAATCAGAATGGTCTTGCTTTTCCAGTTGTTACATTACATAACTCTTATGATGTTGCAAACGATGGTTTCCTTAAAAGACAGCAATATATTAACTATGACCCTGCTGGGTTAACTTGTCCTGGTTCAGATGCTTTCTCTACTCTTCTTTCTGCGGCTTCTTGTTCTGCTCTTTACAAATCATACATTTACACTAAAACCAATGCGGCTACTGGTGTATATCAGGTTGCAATTATGGCTATAATTGAACTTAAGCATCTTCATTCTTTCTTCCAGAATGTACCTCTTCTTAAGGGTGTGTTTATGAGAATGACTCTCAATTTGAATCAGCCTGAAGTTGTAGGTGCTACTGGTGCTGGTTCTATCTTGAGCATTACTTCTACTAACAGCCCTCTTGGTGGTGTTGTTCCTATTATGATTGCTTCTACTCGTGCTGCTAATGGAGGTGCATCAATGGTTGCTGCTTCTGCTTTCACTGTATCTTTAGCCGTTGGTAACACATGTTTGAATGCGGCTCAGGTAACTGCTGGTGCGGCGGTTTCTCCTTTTACTGCCTCTATTAACTTGTATGTTCCTGCATACACTTTCAACCCTGTTTATGAACAGGCTTATCTCTCCAGCCCTGTAAAGAGAATTGTCTATACGGATATTTACCAGTATCAGGTTCTAGGTGTTGCTGCTGGTGCGACATTCAATAACCTCATTACTAACGGAATTGCTGGTATTAAGTCAGTATTGGTTCTTCCTTTCTTCACTTCTGCTGCTAACGGAGGAACTGCTCCTATTCAGAGCATCTTTGACCCTGCAGGTGCTGGTCCCACTTCTCCTCTTGTCCTTCTTAACAACTTCAATGTGGTTGTATCAGGTCAGAATATGATTTACAACACTCAGCGTTACTCATACGAGGAATGGATGAATCAACTCAGTGGATGCTGTGCCGTCAATGCTGGTCTCACGGATGGTCTCACCTCTGGTCTCATTTCTCAACTTGGATTTGAGATGGAGTATTGCTATCACTGGGTCAATTGCTCTCGTATGCTCCCTGTTGAAGAGCCTGTTCCTAAATCAGTAAGTATTGTAGGTCAGAACCAGTCTGCAAAGGCTATTGACCTTTATGTGTTTGTTGAATATGGTGTAGAAGTGGCGATTGATGTATTAACTGGAGCGAGGGTATAAGTTCTTTAAGTAGTTTTCATATATTATATTCCCTTTTAAGTAGTTTTTATATAGTATTTAGCAACGCAATAAATGCTTTATCTCAATTTTAATAAAAACACATAATATTTTATATAGGCATAATATATTATGAAAGCGATTTCTATAGATGCTTCTCCTAAGCAACTCTCTCGACTCCGCAATGGACACAGAGTAAGAGTTAAACAGACAATGTCAGGAAGTGGTGTGAATTTGTTAGTTGACCCTGCGAAATTTGATGCGGCTTCTAAGAGTTTTTTAAAGGGTTCAGCATATCAGATGCAATTGTCTCCTGATGAAATTATGGCAAACCGAACTGCGGTTCAAGAGGGACAAATTGAAGGACAGGGTATTTTTGCTGGTGGTAAATTAACCGCAAAGAAACTAGGAAAGGCTTTACAAAAAGCAGGTAAAACAACTTTAGGAGGTTTAAAAGTAGCCGAAGCCGAAGTTCGTAAAAACCCAGTATCAAGAACAATTGTTAAAGAAGGTACGCCTTTGTTAGTTGAAGAAGGTGTTAAAGCCGCTATTATTGCTAAAGGAGGTGACCCTAAAACCGCTGCAAAGGTTGCTAAAGTAGCATCTGCAGGAACAAAGGCAGGATTAAAAGAAGCTGGTTATGGACTCTATGCTGGTTCTAGCGGTAGAGGTATCATGGGTGGAGCAATGTGTGGTGGTGCTTTACCTGGACCTCGTTCAAGAATGCCTGAGGTGTCTTCTATTGCTATTGGAGGCAATCTTTTAGCAAGAGGCAACTCACAATTACCTCCTGCTCTTCAGTCGGACCCTATGGGTGCTAACTTTGCAATGAACACACAATTACCTCCTAGTTTCCAGCGAGGTGGCATTCGTTTTGTTTAATTTGACTTTTTAAAAACACAATATACTAAGAAGTCAGGAACAATGAAAATAATTAAGTTTATTTAGAATATTTTAATATTATATAATATTATATGCTAACTAACACACAAATAGAAGACTTGGCTCAACGAATGAAAGTCCCACTTGAATATGTTGGATTCAAAAGTGAGTTGCCTAAGAAACTAAAAACTAACAAATCATATATTATTAATTTAGACGATGAAGTAGATGAAGGAACAGGTATTCAATCGTCAGGAACGCACTGGACATGCTTTCAAGTGATGGAATATCCCAATGGTAAAAAAGAGGGTATTTACTTTGATAGTTATGGAGTCGGACCTCCAGAAATAGTTAAAAAGAGAGTCATGGATACTTTTAAGTTAGGACTGCCATTTAATACAAAGGATATTCAGTCACTTATGAATGAAGCTTGTGGCTGGTATTGTTTAGCCTTTTTACATTTCATTAATGTTTATCCTCAGAGAAGTAAAAACCTTTACTGGGATACAGAGGCATTTGTGGATTTATTTGAAGACTTAAACAAGTCTGTTGATTTCAAAAAGAATGAATATATTTTAAAAATGTTCTTTCAACCTGAAGATGCAAGTAAGCGAAAGGCAATTGAAGTGTTTGCTGACCCTAATGATATAACTGGTGGTGCAACAGATAAACTAACAAAAGCACCTGAAGAAGGAGCGGAATTTACAGGCTATCAATCTATTCCAGTAGAAATCAAATATATGAAGTGAATATCAATTATATCTTATTAAAATCACTTTTTAAAAAGATATATACTAAGAAGTCAGGAACACCATTAATCCTCATTCTTAACATAAGTCGTAAGCATACCTACTGATGAACCCATGTCTTTCATCGTGTTGTTAATTTCGTTATTCTGTTTAATGGTCTCTCCGAATTTATCAGTAAGGTATGAATGGCGAAGTGCATTAACCGATATCTTTTTGCCATCAAAAATTCTATTAAAGCGTTGATTTAATTTAACTGGTGATAATGGATTCATGTTGACATCGAATAATAAATGGTCAGTAGGATTTGTTTTAATCCATTTATTCATAATTGTTGTTAGTTCTTTAGGTATAGGGACTTCCTGCTTACCATAGGTCTTTGCGGTCTTGTATGAATTAAAAACGAATTTGCCCTTATCCATATAATTATCTTTTTCCTTATCAACATTTTTAATTTTAAAATCACAATAATCTTTAGACCTGCGTGGAGGTATTAATTTAAATAATGCTAAAATAATAAAGTTCTGTAACACTTGCAAGTCGCTATTGGATTTATGTTCTTTTTTATATATTGTCGCTGCGTTCTTTTTAAGGTCATTAAACATTGTTTCCACTTGTTCCTGTGTAACCCAATTTTCCTCTTGAGTATCAGTCTTTTCCTGTTTAGATATTTCCTTATTATAATCTCTCACATCACTTAACATCTGTTCTCTATATTTCTTATTATCTGTAATGATTACAAGAGCAGACAAAATGGTTTTACGCTTGTTAGGTGGTAAGTCTTTTAAATAATCCAATATCTTAGAATCATCATCGAACTTGTCATAATCTATATTTCCACTTCCATATACTTTTTTATACAAACTTTTTAGCACGGAAGAATAAGTAGTAATAGAACTATCACTTAAGGATGGTCTTTTGTCTTTTATGTATTCCTTAATACTTGCCATATATAATTAAGCAATATTTTATTTTATGTCTAAATAACCAATTTAAAATATTGAAATAATATATATGTCTGATATTTTGGATTTCCCAGATAATTTAGTGTTGCATTTAGAAAGAGAGAAGCGTTCTTATAAATGTTTCACAACAGAGAGACGAAATCATTTTAAAGTAATTAATGGTTTATCGTATGCTGATTCAGTAATAGATACAAAATATATAAATGAGCGTGAGCTTAAACAATTGTTAGTTGACAGTTGCATTAATGGATATGAATTAAAATTAAATTTAGCATTTAAACAGGGACTTTTAGGAATAGTAAAAGAACTAGCAAAGGAACGAGAAGACAATATGATAAAAGAAATGGCACAATCTATTGAAGACGAGGTGAACCAATTAGCGGAAGAAATAGGAGAATCAGAAGTAACTAATTTAAGGGATGTTTTAGGAATAAATAAGACCGAATAAGTTATTTTAAGAATATTATTATAAAAGTATATATTATAATAATAATATGCCTAAGGCTGCAATTGACTATTCAAAAACTATTATATATAAGATTTATTGTTTAGACGAAAAGATTACAGATATATATATTGGACATACTACAAACTTTATGAAACGAAAGGCACAGCATAAATGTAAGTGTGTTAATGGTGATACTAAAATGAGAGTACACAAAATGATAAATGAAAATGGTGGTTGGAATAATTGGAACATGGTAGAAATTGCAGTTTATAATTGTGCTAATTCAACAGAAGCAAGAATAAAAGAACAAGAGCATAAAAAAGAATTAAACCCAACATTAAATACAATAGAGGTATTAAGAACTGAGGAACAAAAGAAGGAATATTATTCAAAGGGTTCAGAGTGGTATGCAAAGAATCACGAGAGAGCAAAGTTGAGATATATTAACATGTGTCAGAAAATAGATAATTTAGAGAAGGAGAATACAGAACTAAAAGAGCAATTGGATAATGTATTTAAAGCCCTAAAAAAAAATTGAAATTATTAATTACCTCTATTTACCTCTTACACATTACCAGTTATACCAGTTACTACAATGGACTTTCCTATTATTGACGGACACTTTTGGGTGGAGCGTGATGGTAAGATTATTGACCCTCACTTCCCTTACTATAATATGATTTGCCAATTGCGTAAGTGTGATGCAAAAGCACCCAAGTCATATCTACCTGCCCCTGAAATGACGCAGACCCTAATGAAGGGTATGTTTATGAAGGTATTGAAGAATGTATTAGGCGACAAACCCCAAGAGGAAATCTTTGCCGAGTTCAGGGACATTACCAAACGCCAAATTGGATTGAAACCTCGCCCTGACTGCTGTTACCAAAACTGCATAATTGAGATTGCCGAAAGAGGCGGAACGCTTGTCTTTGGTTCTATGGGTTTTAAATATAAAAATAAGGACGGATACTTTTATGAATATGGAGGAGAAAACTATACAACTGTTAAACAATTCATAAAATAATAGATTAACTCCATATTATTTAACTGATTATTAAGCATTAATATAAAAAACGCATTAAAATCCATATTATTTAACTGATTATTAAGCATTAATATTAAAAAAACCTTAAAAATCATATTATTTAACT